TTATTAATTATTTCTTTTTTGGTTATCGCAGTTTATACGGCAGCAGTTTGTATAAAGGCAAAAGGTGTACCGTACTCAATTAGTGCGACGTATTATACTCTTGATCATAAATTGATCTTTGGAGCAAGCATGGCACTGACGGCTATGTTCCTATTCCCGGTCATTTGGGAAATGAGTACAACCTTTACTATGCGGTTGCTGGCGATCGCAGCCTGTATCGGTTTGATTGGTGTCGGTTTGGCTCCTGATTTCAAAGACACTTGGATAAACCGCATTCATTGTGGATCGGCGGCATTGACGTTGCTTTCTTCTCAGCTATGGGTTGGCTGCACGTCTTTCTGGTGGGTTCTTATTCCGGTGTGGCTGGCTTTTATCGTTTACACGGTAATAGGCATGAGTAAACGGTTGAGTGGTAATATATGGCAGGACTTTGTATCAACGAAGCCGATGTTCTGGTGTGAGATTGCAGCGTTGTCTACGACTTTTGGCGCGTGTGGACTTGCGCTTTAGAAATCTACCATAAACAGAACATCTACCTTATATATTAAAACACGACAACCGGTAAAATGTCATATATCCGGTTGCCGTGTTTTTTATTGCCTAAAAATAAGTAGGTTATTTAGCAGTATGGAAATAAAGCGCGGAAATACGGTAGTTTGTGACGTTTATCTGAAGGATAATAGTTATACGGTCGAAGAGATTATGGGTGAGGACACTCTTACCCTGAATTTTCTTTCCCGAAATGTGGTAAACCTTCAAATCAACGACTATATAGACTTTGAAGGGACAAAATATAAGATCCGGCATAATGAGAAGGTGACGAAAAGGGAGACATCTCTTGGTTGGGAATATACCGTTCAGTTCTATTCAAGTCGGTACGACCTTTTGGATGCAGAGTTTTTCCTTCATGGTACACCGGAGCGGAAAAAGAACTTCGACTATTACACCGGTACCGCCCGTGACTGGCTAACCCTATTTGTCAAAAACATGAACCGTACAGGATCTGGTTGGGTGGCCGGATCCTGTATCGAATCCCGGATGGTTACCCTTTCTTTCAAAGATAAGAAAGTCGGGACGGTACTTGACGAACTCATTAAAGAATTGGATACGGAATACTGGATATCCGGCCAGACAATAAATATCGGCAGGAGGGAGTATTCAAGCAACGGCCTTGTCTTGGCACAGGGCGAAGGAATGGGTTTTACCGAACTGGAAGTGTCCGCTGTTGATGATACGCCACCAGTAACGGTTCTTTATCCATACGGTTCAGATAAGAATCTCGGTCCCGATTATGGCGCGGATTATCTTCTTCTGCCTGATGGTCTGCTTTCTATCGAAAAGAATGTAGAGAAGTACGGCCGGATAGAAAAGTCCATGCAATTCGACCATATCTTTCCGAAAGGAGAGTTTGCCGTAACAGAAAAGATCGACGATTACACTCTGAGAGCTGCCGATATGGATTTCAATCTTACCGATTGCCTGTTGGACGGGGTGGAAGTGATCGTTACATTCCAGGATGGCGGCTTGGCTGGCTATGACCTTGCAATCGTTGAAGACAGTTGGGACAATGACTTGAAACAGTTCAAACTAAAGCAGAATGACCAGGAAAACGCCTTGAAAGTCCCCGGTGACATTAATTTTTCTGTCGGTGACAAGTTTATCCTTACCGGCCTGAAAATGCCGCAAAGCTACAGGGATAACGCTTCATTACAGCTACAGGAAGAGGCGCAAGCATGGTTGGATGGCAAGTGCGAGAAACGCATCCAGCTGCGTGGAAAATGTGACGAGGTCATTTTTCGTCTGCAAAACATCTTTATTGCCTGTGGCCAGATGGTCGGTGTCTATTCCGAACAGTTGGATATCGATCGGGAGATTCGCGTGACCAAGGTAAAAAGGTATATCGAGAAAGATGGTACGCCTTCATACCGGTATGAACTTACCTTGTCTGATTTTCTTGAATCGAATGGTTTTAAGGATTTGGTGGATGATGTGAATAAAGTGCCGGAAGAGATTGAAGATAAAGTAAAGCCAGTCCGGGAGCACACTAAGCGTTCATGGCGGGACGTGATGGAAACTTTGGGGATGATGTTTGACCCGGAAGGGGACTATTTCACCGAACTTATCAAGCCGCTGGCGGTACATACAGCACAACTCATTGTCGGTACCAATTCCCAACAGATGGAACTTATAGGGGTGAAGTTCATTCCGAATGCAGATAATGATGCCAACTATTTCAAGAATACGGCAGGAAAGTTAGTGCACTTCACCGTTAGCGAGGAAATCCGCGAATGGGCTATCCCGGCGGCATCTTTCCGGCTAAATAATTCGCTTGCCTATTATGTCTATGCCAAATGTCCTAAAGAAGGGAAAAATGGCTCAATATATGTCAGTGAACGGCAGATAAAGTTAGAGGATGAAACAGGGTACTATCATTTCTGGGTGGGGGTGCTCAATACTCCTGAGGATGGCGTACGTTCCTGGCTTCCGAATTATGGATATACCGAGGCGGCCGGTCAGACAATTACGACAGGATTGATAAAGGACAGGTTAGCCCGGTTGGTGATTGATCTGGTGAATGCAAGGATAACGGCGATCAATGGTGCTACAATTGAAGGGAAGGTTACATTTACATCCGGAACATCCGGCTATAACAACATTACGGACAAACCGGACTTGTCCGTCTATGGAACAAAAGACCTGCTCAATTCCATCAAGGACAACCTCCAGAACCAACTTGACGGCAAGATCGATACCTACTACCAATCATCAAACCCCTGGAATAGTTGGCCGTCAGGAACAGAGCCCGGACACGTCGGTGATATGTGGTACAACACATCTACCGGAGTGCTTCAAACGTATATCGGCCCGTCTTCCAATATCTGGCGGGAAATTGTAGACCCGGCGGCGGTCGAAGCTGCCCGTGCTGCCGCCACCGCCGCAGACGTGAAAGCGGACAGCAAACGCCGTGTGTTCACATCAACCCCACGTCCCCCGTATGATGTTGGCGACCAATGGATCACCTATGGGACAACCGGTGGAAGCATGTTCATCTGCAAGACATCCCGGTCTGCCGGATCAAGCTACAACCCTTCGGACTGGCAGAAAGCCGATATAGACGGCAATACGCAAGTCACAATTGATCGTGGCATAGTAACCGCTTATGGTTTCCTGACGTTCGGCTCGACTGCCGGGATGCGTGCTGATGGCCCGATCCGGCTCTGGTGTGGCGGGACGAAAGATAATCCGACGTTCCAAGTCTCTAACGCCGGAGAGGTGATGGCAAAAACAGCCATCCGCCTGCAGAACAACATGGCCGGGCTTACCGGCGTAGGCACAGCCGCCACCTCTGTCCGTTTCTGGGCTGGCAGTTCAACCCCTGAGAGTGCCCCTTTCCGGGTTACGCAAAACGGCATGGCTTACATGTCAGGTGGCAAGATCGGTTACTTTGAGATAATGAACAACCGCCTGGTATGGGAAGGACGCGACTATTTTGGAGATACCTCTCGTACCATAAAACTTGGATACGGAAGTAATAATGATGGTTTGGTTGATGTCGCTTTCGGAGCTTCGACACAAGGCCGGTTCGGGGTGAAAGCGGTTGGCCGCGCACCCGGATCGGCAGCTATTTATGGTTCCAGCAAATCCACTCAATCTTATCCAACAGATAGTTCTGTTTGGGCAGCCTGGTTTGATGGCTATATGTTTTCTGATGGGTATTTTACCCGAAGTCCTAAAGGCAATGTTAGAGGCGGACTGAAAGGGGCGTACCGTATAGATAATAGTGATACGTGGTTTGTCTTTGATAATGGGATAGCCGTGGCATGCACCAAACCGCGCTCTGTCGATTTGAATACTGATAATTTTTAAAACATAACATAACAGTAAAGGAATGAACTTGACATTAAAAGACCGGGTATTAATACTCAACACCGTGTTACCGCAGTTTGACACGAGAAAAAACATGGAACTGAAAGTCTCGATCGATCGTAAGATTACCATTTCGGAGGTTGATCAGAAACGGATTGTCGTTAAAGACTTAGGAGGTGGTCAAATCAATATCGGATTTACTGATGCAGCGGCCATAACAGAAACAACAGATATAGCTTTGACTGATGAAGAACTTCAATACCTCAAACAACGTGTTGACTTCATAGATCGCAACGGCATGTTCTCTGAGTTCACGATGCCGACGTATGTCAAAATTTTGGATGAACCGCTAAAAGAGGAGCAACAGGCTGAATAATATAAAAATCCGCCTCCCATCTATCACAGACCGGAGGCGGAGAAATAACAAACACTGCCTTATGGCAATGAAAAAACTCGTAACAAAGATGATCAAATAAAAACGGAAGGAGGTGTAAAGTGAATGTAGAATTAACCGATATACTAACAATAATCGGGACGTTAGGAGGATTCGAGGCGATAAAATGGGGGATTAGCTTCTATACGAACCGGAAGACAAACGCCCGTATTGAGGACGCCCATGCCGATGTGGAGGAGTTCAAGGCTTTACGTGAGTATAACGAGTTCCTGCAAAAACAGCTATCAGAAAAAGAAGAACGTTTTGTAGAACAAACCGGAAGGCTTCGACAGGTACAGGATGAGCTTTTTACTTTGAAAGAGAGCTATTCGGATGTCAAGCTTGAACTTGCACTGAAGAGATGTGAGAGAAAGAAGTGCGGTGATCGTGAACCGCAGAATGGTTATTAATGAGAAAGGATGTAAAAGGTATGAGAAAAAAAATAACACCACGTGGGTTGCGCAACAACAACCCCGGAAATATCCGAATAAACGACGATTTGTTTCAAGGCGAAGTAAGACCGAGCCGTGACAAGTCATTCAAACAATTTGAAACAATGGCGTATGGGTATCGGGCTATCTTCAAGATACTTCGGAACTACTTGTGCATATACAAGCTGGATACCATCCGAAAGATGGTCGGGCGTTGGGCACCGCCGGGGGACAACAACCATACGGAAGCCTACATCAAGGCTGTCTCAGACTATGCCGGAATCCCGGCTGATGATCCGATCAATGTAAATGACCGAGAGCAGATGATCCGTATTGTGGCCGGGATGAGCAAGGTTGAGAATGGGGTAGAAGCCGATATGCTGGATGTTATTGCCGGGTGGAATCTGTTGCAATAAAAGACTACTTGTCTATAATCGTTCTTTGACATTGTGGGGAGTGCTGTTTGTGAAAAAAAATTAATGTGGAAGTTAAAGTCAATGCGTTGTTTCTATCACGAAAGAAAAAATTCCATATTTGCATCGTGTATTAACTTTAAAGTTAAGAATGGAACGATATGAAGTCGAATTAATAGAGCAATATGACAAACTGAATTTATATTCGATTAGGATAGATGGACATGAATATACAGAGTTTGAGGAATTCGTTTTAAGGTTCTCAGATAATGATGAATATAAAGAAGATTTGGATATTGTTTTATCATGGTTAGATAACATAATTCGTAGAGGGGCGTTGGAAAGGTATTTTCGCCCTGAATATAGATATGGAAGTGGTATTTCCGCTATACCAATAGAGACAAGCAAGATTCGTCTTTACTGTGTCAGAATTTCGAACAAGATTCTTATTTTAGGAAATGGAGGAATAAAAGACGCTGATAAATGGCAAGACAGTCCATTATTGTCATCTATAGTTAATAGATTGGTTGATACTGAAAGATTCATTCAATCACGAAAGCATAGTGGAAAAATATGTATAAATGAATCGGGTGAACTTATAGGAAACTTAAAATTTACAAGGAACGATGATGAAACGAAGTAAAATATTGGAGAAAAGAAGAACTATGATTTCCGAGGAAACACGGGAATGGGTAGATTTTTCTTTTAAAATAGCGGATAGGATACATTGTGTTTTGGCCTCGAAAGGATTAACTCAAAAGGATTTAGCAACTAAATTAGGAAAGAGTGAAGCTGAAATAAGTAAATGGATGCGTGGAACCCATAATTTTACGATATCTACAATAAAGAAAATAGAGGTTGCACTTGATTGTGAAATCTTGTCTGTTAAAAAAACATTAGATGGAAGTGTTTTTTTTCTTTACAACTCATCATATACAACTTATCCGATAAGCAAATCTGTAAAAAATGCTGATACAATAGTCAATGCGTCTAACGGATTAAAGATGGTTTATAATGGAAACTGAAGTTTTAGAAGTAAAAATATTGGATATACAAGAGGAATCGTTTTCTATCAACTCTGAGATTCTTTCATCGTTGGATCAAACGGATAATACGGGAATTGAATTTTTTATTTCTTTTAAGTTGAATAAAAATGAAAGTGTCTTGGTATCGGAAGCTTCTTTGACATATCTTATTGAAAAAGAAGAAACGTCGGAAAAACTGGCATGTATATCATATTCTTTTGTACTATATATAAAGGACTTGAATAATTATATAGAAGATGATAAGGTGAGACTTCCTGATAGATTTATGGAAGAACTCATTTATGATGTATATTCAACAGGTCGTGTAATAGCTAAAGATAGACTTATCGGAACAAAACTTAAAAATGTATATTTACCTTTCGGTGGAGCTTCTCAGATATATGAGTTGTTTAAGAAATCTCCAAAAGTGAAAATACAAAATTAGTTTCGTCTTATTTTCTTAAGAGAACAGAAGACGGCACTCCTCATGTTAATTTGAGATGTGCCGCCTTTTTCGTATCCGGGCGGCCTCCAAATACGGGTATGGCTATGAAATATTAATCATGAAACCTTGTCATGTAATACTGATTTTGATTCTCTGCCTTCTTTGCTTCCTGGCCGGCCGGTGCACGAAGAAAGCAGAGGTCAAACTTGTCTGCAAAATCGATACATTCGTCCGTGTTGACACTCTTAGAGAGCGAGTCCCTTATCCGGTTTATGAAACGGTGATCCAGACGGTTCCAGAGATGTTCCCTGTGTATATCACTTTATCAGGTGATACAGTCAGAGAACCTATCTTCGTCCCGATCAGGATCACGCAAAAAGAGTACTTAACGGACGATTACCATATTTGGGTATCCGGCTATAATGCTCAACTCGATAGTGCTTCTATTTTTCGGAAAACGATTTATGTAACAGAAAAAGTGAAAGCTCGCCGCTGGGGAATTGGTATTACGGCCGGTTATGGCATTGGCCGAGATGGCTTATCTCCATATGTAGGGATTGGGGGATATTATAGGATTTGGTGAACTACTACCGCTAAATTTTCAGTTTAGCGGTAGTTTGTCAAATATGTGATTAGGGCTCATTTTTTTCGTGCTTTGAGCCTAATCGGGTTCTATTTCGTGCCGGCTCCGAACTGTTTTTTTACCAATATAGTAATTACTGTTTGCGCATGTTCGTAATATTTTATTTTATGTGACCAAATCTGAGACAGATTAATAAATTCTTAATTCTAATTTGGAAATATCAAATAATATTTGAGGAGATTTAATCTTAATAGTCCGATTACTAATATATTAAACATTCTTACTCCGATTGTTGTCATATAAAAATCACTTTCTATATTTACACTGTCCTACAAAACAATAGGACAATATTTTTATGAGGAATAAAATAATTATAATTAGGAAAATTGGTAAAAACGGCAAAGGCCAATTTTCAAGTTTAGCTTATGCTAAAAGGTTCCCACATTTAGTACAGAAGGAAATATATCGTTTCCTAAAGTGCAAATGTCGTTGATTCGTAGGACTATCCTAAGATTGTCTTAGGGTAGTCCTATTTAAGTCATTCATCATTGAAATCCTCCTGATGCAAGTTGTATCCTGCTAATATAGCTTTCTTCAATTCCTCTCGGATATCACAATTATCTGATCCTGAAGAAATCATTCGGTCTGCTATCTCATATGCCCGTTCTTCCAAAGTCTTCTCGCCAACTTTTGAGTACTGAATAACCATACGGGTACTGTATTGTTCTCCTTCATGGTTGATCACCTGGGCTAAAGCAATTTCGCCAGCATTTATCCGAATGCCTTCTTCTGACCATCGGAGTAACATGAACTGAGTCAGCTTTAATAACTGTTCTCCACCTTCGTCTGCAATATTCTTCAAGAACTTGCAAACAACTTTGTCTTCTTCTTTTGTTAGTTTCATGATTCTTTAGTTATGGTAGTTACTGCTTAAATTCCGGAAGAATACCAAGATATAGATATCTATCATCCTCAGTATGATGGCAGGTACAGTAAAACAATACTCCATCTTCCGATTTAATTGGATCGCCTCCTTGGATTAAGTCCTTTGAACAATAATACGGACAAACGATTTCTCCAATATAATTGTATAGGTCTTCACTTATCCAATCTCCGGGATGAATAAAATCCTCTAAATCCAGGCCTGATTTTTCCCATTGTTTTAAAGTTTTCATAGCTTAATTATTTTTAATTTTTCTTTTACACCGGATAAATAACCCGCACTGAAAACAAAGCCAATGCGCACATATCACGAACGCGTCTGCATCTTTAATCCTTTCGTGCTCCATGTACCACATTATCGCCGGAAGCAAAAAAAATATATCACTAATTTTACTGTGGCCAACAAAGCGTTTATCGTTGAAGTATAAATCACTCATAATTTTTTAGTTTGTCTTATTTTCATTCTTTTTATTTTTATGATTTAAATCTTTTTCATACCTTTGTACCACTTGTTACATGAAAGGGGATTATCAAAATCTCTGTAGCAACATCAAAGTAATTCTAGATAGCTTTGATTCGTCCAAATTAACATTTGGATGTTTTCCTTGTAGCTCAGGGGTTAGAGCATCGTTTCAAACGAAGGTCGGTGGTTCGAATCCACCCTTGCTTATTCTTAACTTCACATATTTCAGCAGGCTATACAGCCTGCTTTTTTTGTTTTATTTGTTTTCAATTTTATTTTTGTCATTTCTTTACCTCCTTGATAAATGATTTGTAATACTTGCAGTTCTTGGCAGATTTCCTTGCTGTTATTCTCCGTTGCAGAGCTTTGCAGTACATCTGACAGTTCGGGCAAGCCTCGTAGTGTACACATTCGCTGCAATGCCTTTCGTCAGCATTTCCGAGGATGTAGGCAATTTCTTCATCCTTGCTCATGTTTTCCGGCTTCCCCTTTGCTTCCTCACGTAATTCGGAAATAATTTTATCAACTTCGGGGTTCGGGGCTTCGTATATCTGTTTCAATCGAAGTGCCTCTGACTTAATCCCCTTGAGAACTTTCTTGCTTATTTTCATTGTTCTATCCTTTCATTCTGCCTAAAAAGGCAAGTTTTAAAACATCGAACTCTTTCCCAATTACCGCAAACTCCAACATTGCGTTATCATCTGCAAGGTCATTAACTCTTAACACGGCATAACTTTCTCCTGATTCGGTTTGATAGGTGTCCAATTCAACAGAACTGATTATACATTCATCATTGCTCTTTCGGAAGAAACTATCAAGACTTTTGAGGATATGATTTTTCAAATAATCATCACCTATTGCAGCCGCAATCTTATCCTGCTTTCTTAATGCGTACCTCATTTTTTACTTTCTTTATGCAATCATTTTACGACGAATCAGGTTCATATTCTTTTTCACCAGTTTGACTATCTGGTCGTGATACTCGCTTACGCCGTTACAGAAGGATCGGGACTGTACGATATCCAGTGTCTTCAAGTTTACCTCTATCGTCTCCAATCGTTTTCCAGCCGTGTCCTTTGCCGACAATATCAGGCATTCCGGCCGTCTATAGTATCCGTTCTGATACACACAATGGTGCATGGCCTTACCTTCCTGATAAAACTGGGTGACACTTTCCAAAGGGCGGATGATTATATCCTCTTCTTCGATTCTCAATCCGAAAAACTTTTCCATCCGCTCGTAGAAGCCGGCTATATCCTTCATTAACTTTTCACGCTTACTGATTGCTCGTACTCGATCCCTTTCCTGTCTCAACTTGGCTTCACGTACCTGTTTTATCTTTAGTAGTTTATCATGTACAGTCTTCAGGTTCTTAGGGCAGACATAGTGGGCGTTACGCATATCTTTACCAAAGTAAGACAGCAAAGACATATAATCTTCCCACATAGAAGCGTCCTTAATGATGTAATGGTTGCGGTTGCAGATGTTGAACGACGGTTTATAGCGAAGTTGGGAAAAGCCGTTTCTATACATATGCTTCAGCATGGGGATTTGCCCGGTCTTCAGACACAATTCCGAATCGTTACCACCTTTCAATAAGTCACGTATCAATTTCGACGGGGTTACATCTGGGAACCGTCGATTCAGTCCCCGTTTTTTTAATTCCGGCAGTAATTCTTTCCTTGGATAAAGCTCTCCATGTATCGCATATAAATCACCGTAATAGTTATAGGGGGTACTTCCATATTCTCCTTTGATACTGAGAGGTGAACTATATACAAATCCGTTACTGTCCATATTAATCGGTCGGGCTATGATCGTACGTTTTCCGTCTTCACGAATCCACTCTTGAACCACTTCTGTAAAATCATAACACACCGGAGAAGTTTCCTTCCGAATATTTTTCCAACATAGTATATGCCGGATCACCTGGAACCCGCCTTTCACTTGCAGGATGGACATATACGCCTCTTCATGGATCTTCTGCTTCCGGCTGACCTTTACGTCCAATTGATGATGGCAATAAGGGCATTCGATTTTGTCACCCAATTTATCTTTACTCGTATTGACCCACATCTTACCACATTCGGAACACCATAGCTCATCCTTACATTTGTAGGCAAAATGGTCAAACAGATGCTTTTTGGCCCAGTCTTCCTGTTCCTTCGTGATGGCAGGCAGTTTTCCGCTTAACTCCGTCACCAGCTTTTCCAATTTCGTTCTCGGCTTCATATCAAAACAGGCTCATTTGTTGGACATTTGTATCTGCTTTCTTTTTCGCCGGCTTCTTTTTGAGCAATTGGTATTGCTCTTCGGCTAACCGTTTGATAGCCGCTTCACGGGCTATTTTCTTCTCTTCTTCTGTGAGTTTTACTTTCCGAGAAGAAGAAATAGAACAACCGGCAGAAACTTTTTCTATCTTGATATTCTCTTCGTCATAATAATGCACGGCCATCCCAAAGACTTCCGAGTCACTCATTGCAACAGCAGTTCCTCGTTTACGAGCCTCTCCTAAAATGTAACGGCAGCATTCATCAATACTCTTATTTGGATTGGCAAACTTTGGAGCAAACAGGGTATCTTCTTCTGCTCGTTGTTTCAAATAATCAGCAATTATGTCATTAAAACTTTTAACTTGTCCCATCTTGATTTCTTTTTTTATTGCCTTCTCTGTTCCATTTTCTTTTATTCCAAGGCGCGCTCCAAGATGAGCGCACCGAAAGGTTAAAGTTTAAAGCTGAATGCTGCCACCGCCCGAACCCTGTTACTGTTGTACTTGTAGCTGTAGTACGTGCTGCCATTGGAGAAGTACACGTACCATGCGTAGATCTGGCTGCTCTCGGTACTGGACCAATACCACGCCGAGGAGGCTAACGGTTCTGCACCTATGTATTCAAGCGCATCGTTTATGCTGTCTTTGTAATGCGCCATTAGGTTGAGTTGTCCCAACGGAGGGATGTATTCGCCATCTTCCAGCAGATTTTTCAACTTTGGATTTCTGGCTACAAGGCGTTCCGTATTTTTCTGTCCGTCAAAATCAAACAGCGCATCACATTCACGTTCGTAATATGTTTCATTTACAGATACTTCGAGGCTATCATCGTCAAGCAACTGTACACTATCATGCTCCGCCAGTGAGATAGCAAACGATACGTCTTTGTGCTTTAATCCGATGTATCGTACACAATCTTTGGGGTTATCGCCGGTAAACGGCTCTGCGTGTCCGTCTTTGTAGATTAGATACAGTCCGCTGGCGTGCTCTACTTTGTCCTCTTTAGATGGTACGCGGTCGTTACATACGAGTTGGCCACTCTTGGTGATCGCCGGCATGATTACCGACAGGTTTAAATTTTTGATGTTAACATTCATTGTTTTTAAATTTTAGGTAGTTATAGATGTATTAATGTTTCGTGTTTTGATTGATTTCCTTTTCCAGTCTGTCGATCAGTCTTTGATGTTTGGCAGCCACATAATTACAGTGTATTGCTAAATTTCTGTCGCGCTCTTTTTTGAGACGCTTTATTTCTTCTAATTTCCAGTCTTTTTGCATGATCATATATTTTTATTCCGATGTTAATAACTCGACTTCTGTACAGCGAACCCACAAACGGCGGTCTAAACAAACCTCATTGGTACTTCGGTTTATGTCGACAACTTTTCTTGTTTTCTGTTTGTATTTGACAGATGAACCTATTTTACATTGAGTTCTGAAAACATTGATTTTCATTTCTTGATTGCTTTTTTGAGTTCTGAAATAATATATTTGCCGGGAGAGTGCAGTCGAGTTCCTCCTCGTTCAGCAGCTTGGATTATGGTCCAAATGGGGTGTCCTATTTCTCCATTGTTCGACAATTGGCAAATGGTATTGAACTCGTCTGGAGGGATAAATAATCTTTTCAGTCTGTTGGTCAGTCCTTCGAAGTTTCTTTCTATCCCATCTGTATTATTGGAATCTTTAGAAAAAAGATTATTTCCGCATCCTCCATTTCCCCCTGCGGGGGATAGAGGGGGAGGATACTTTTCTTTACTTTCCTTTTCTTTACTTTCTTTTTCTTTTCTTTTATTGCTATCATTTCCCGATGCATTTGCTATAGCTTTGCTATCATTTTCGATAGCATTTGCTATATTTTTGCTATTTCCCCACCTTTTTTCAAGACCTTTCTTTCCAGCTTCAGCTTTTTTTCTACTTTGTTCGTCTTTAATCTCCATTCTTTGTTTGAAACTTTCGGAGTAGAAGTACTTACCGTCATCGGTAAAGACAAATAACCCAAAATCTTCAACGACTGATTTTATCAGGGAAGCGTCTTCACGAAGGTCAAAGGCTATCATGTTATAATCTTTGACACTCGTGTATTCCGGTTCTTCCCTTAATCTTTCAAGGATCATAAAGTAAACACCGTAACCGGCAGCTTTATGCCGCATTCTAAGCCGTATAAGTTTGTCAGAGTTTCTTGCATTGCTGTCATGGGGAAAGTAGCTTGTCAACTCTTTCCTTGTTGCCATATCATAAATTCTTCTCCACTTTATCAATATCCTGTCTTATTGAGTCTAAGCGATTCCTTCTCGTAACTAAGCAGGCTTCGAAGTGAATCCAGTTGATGCGTGCAAGAAGCATTGAGTCGGTCCAATCGGTCGACCAGATAACATTCGTCTTCCGCGATGCTATCCAGTAAGGCATTCTGCACTT